ATGATTCGCAAAGCTGAAAGTGTTATGAAAGTTCCTTCAAGTATTCGTGGAAAAATTATGAGCGATATTTTACGAATGGCATTTTCTGAATCCGGGAACCGAAATACCATGCAACATATCCATGATAGCAACTCGGCCGCTGGTAATCCTGCAGGTGGACCATTGCAATATGTTAAGAGTACCTTCATGAACTATGCTGTGCCAGGTCACAAAAACTGGGCAAGCCCGTATGATCAGGTTTTGGCATATTTGAATAACAGTCAATACAAATCAGCCGTTGGCATGACCACTATTTGGGGCCATCGTAAGTTTGACTGGCTAGGATCAGGACCACATGGGTCAAGACGGTTTGCGAATGGTGGCTGGTCTAGTGTTCCTGCTATTTTTGGCGAAAAGAAGGGTGAACCGGAAGTTGCCATTAATCCTAAGCGTAAGACAGCAGATGGTTTAATTGCCTCGGCGATTGATGCTCGGAGTAAAGTATCTAATTCGGTGTTCAGCAATGAATCCCAGAAGAAGATGCATCGGGCGCTTCTAGAAAACCTGAGAAAGTATAATCCACTCAAAAACATGCCAGATAAGCATCAACCTACTTCTGGTAAAGGTAATAACGTTACAGTCAATTTGAACATGAATATCACGGTTAACGCTAATGATAAAAATGCTGGAACTAAAGTTGCCAATGATATTTCCAAGCAGGTCAACGAACAGGTTCAGGCAATCTTTGGCAACTTAATGGCTAAAAGAGAAGGAGGGGTTATTTAATGGCAGCCACGGCAGATATAGCTAAAAATGCCTATAATTCAACGCTTTCCGTTTTAAATAATGTCAAAGCAGCGTATGATCAGGCAAATACCGACTATCTAGATAGCCTCGACGATCAAGCTAATGGCGCCGGGCTCGATATAAATGAGTCGGCTCATCAACTCATGGCAAAATATGTAGTTGATAAGTCGCCATATGTCGGTTCCCAGTATTGCATCCCGTATGGTGGTGGCTATTTAATTTCCTATAGTTCCGGGGAAAATACAATTTATCAGCAGATGGATAGTTCGATGAAGTATGTTTCTAAAATGACGGTTAAAAATGGGGGCCACGGTTCCTCATTTGGCATCGACAATTCGGGAAACATCTGGGCTTCTGTCAGGCATAATGGTTATCAAATCAGTAAATTTCCCTATCAGCCAGGATCAACAATTGAAGCGAGTTCATTAACGTCGCTCTACAATTCACCTGATCTTTTACGAGTTAATTATGATACCAGTAATAACCTCGTTGGCTACGCTACGGCGGAAAGTTATTGCGTTTGTGACCCGGAAAATTTAAGTAATCCTAAAAAGACAGTTAGTCTGTCAGCAATGGGATTTAGTGTTGGACAGCAAACATGGCAATCTCAATCACTGAGTTGGCCATATGTTTTCTGGCAAAGTGGCGCATATAATTCCAATAGTGATCCAGCGACTGTGGGATGTTTTAATGCTGACACAAATACTAAGGAATTTGTCAAAAGCTATCTAACGAGTAGCTATGGTATGAAGTATTCCTATAATGAGCCAGAAGGAATCTATTCAACTGGATCTGCTGTTTTAGTGACGTTTAATAATAATGATAATGGATCAAACTCAATTAACTATCTATTTTCAATTCCTACACTGACGGCTGATTCAACGGTTAGTGAGCGTTTAAAATCATTGAATAATTTAAAGAAATTCTTAGCTGATGCGACAACTGCTTTCAATTCGGCCAAAAGTGATTTTCAAAAGTACCAGTCGACTAGTAAAACGATTTTTAAAGATACACGACTATATAAAAATGCGACTAAAGATGTTAAAAACCAAAAGAAGTTGATTGCAAGCACCAAGAAAAAGATAGCCATTGTCACTAAGCAATATGCTAAGGCATCCGGGTCTAAAAAAGTGGCCTTAAAGAAGCAACTTGATAATCTAAAAAGAGTTTATGCAGAGCAACGCAGTGCACTGACTAAACTCAAGAAGAAACATTCGACAGCAAAATCAAGACTTTCGAAAGCTCAAAGTAAAAGCTTAGCAGCTGAAAAAGCTACTCAACGGGCAATCTTTAAAAAAGCTATCGCAGCCGCTGTAATGGCTGAAACTGGTGGTAAAGATGTGACGTGGATAACGCCTGTGAACCCTGGAAGCAAAGAAAGCTATGCCATTTTATGGCCGGACAGTGAAGACTTTTCTGGTTCAGTTAATGTTAATGAAACCGCCGTTATAAAGCACACACCGATCAATACGGTTACACAGGCGGGCACCGAAAGTATTTCAGTTGGGGGCGCCTTAATTGGTGAAGATGGTTCAGTTCCAACATTGGTTAAAAAGTTCGAACGGATCAGAAAATGGGCTGAAAACACGGCCGAAGTATCACTGATCGGGCAAACGTCTTTCCCACACGCGATCATCTCGGGAATTGACAAGCCGCACGACACCTATTTGACTAACCAAGTTCCGCTAACCATTACTTTACAGAAGGTGGATTGGGCTGATTCAAATGTCAAAAAGAAAGCCAATTCATCGAAAAATAAGGGTAAGGCTAACAAAAAATCTGGTAGTGGTCATAAGCAGAAAAATAGCAAGAGTGCCGTGAGGACGGTAACTACTAAACCGGGTGACACGTACTATAAATTCGCCCAAAAGTACAATGTCAGTGTTGCTCAACTACGCAAATGGAATAAGTACGCTGACCGATCAATACCGGTTGGCGTCAAGATAAGGGTCAAGTAGGGGGGATCTTATGAGTTTACGAGATAAATTAATTATTGATACAAGTGATCTCCCCAATTATGTGGTTTTACCGGTTGGAACCGAGAACTTCACCATTGAGTTCGACTATCGGGAACGCTACGATAACTTTTATTTCAACCTATACGATGCTGACGATAATCCGCTGATTACCGGAGAAAAGCTTGTTTATGGGGTGCCATTGTGGAACATCAATGATGCTAATCTGCCAAGCGTGACGATTATCCCCCTTGATGAAACTGGCGTGGAGAACACCGTCAGCATTGATAATTTTCAGATATCAGTCTTTCTATATTTTGATGATCTTGATCCATCGATTGAAGATCCAATTACTGCCGATGTTGATGAGAATGACACTGACAATTCTGATCTTCTGGATGATGACTCAGGAAGTTCATTAATTGAAGATGAACCTTCAGATGATGATAACGAGTATGCACTCCCAAGTGATTGGGGTGATGAGCAATGAAACTCGTTAGGATTTATCGAAGGCTTGAGATTGATGGCAAAAAAGGCAAATTAACTCTCAAGAGCTATGCCAAAGTACCTGATAACATCTCAATGGATATTGAAGCGTCCTATGCATCCGGCAGCAAGGAGACGACGCAAGTTTCGGTGATGAACTTGCCGGCTGAAGATATTAATTATTTGACGAAGGGTTCTAACGCTCGGGTTTATGGCGGCTGGTATGGTGAAGATGGCTCATCGAATAACGTCGGCATCATCATGGAAGGAAAGTTGGCGTCACCGACCCCTTCAACCATTGACACGTCAGGAAAAACCACAACAATCACTATCGTTGATGGCAGTGATTATGACAAACTTCCTGAAGTTAAGAAAAAGGCGACTACTTCAAGGTCAATTTCTGCGCAAAAAACGCTTGACCAAACAATCACTGCTTATAATAGCAAGATGAATGCACAGCGCCGTAAGTGGATTGATAGCCATCCGGGTGCTACAAGCAAACAGCTTCGAGCTTATGGGCATACAATCATCACCAAGAAAAATGCTTTTGCCAAAAAGAAACGACAAGAATATGTTAAGCAAAAAGCTAACCATACTGCTAAAGCTAAGGTAACTAAAAAGTACTAAGTACAAACCCTTATCTTTTGCAAAAAATACCAAGGGTTCTTCAATCATAAAAAAGATTGCCAAAGAGGCCGGGATAAAAATATACAAGCTAAAACTCGTATACGATAAGAAGTTTACCAAGGGCTACACGGCTAAAGCAAAACCGATGAGTGCCATTAAAAGTATTGCTTCGCAGTGTAAGACACCGATAGCTTATCCTAATGGTCGATTGGAGATTGTGGATTATTCCAAGAACAAAAAATCGAACTTCTATTTGAACTATGATACCGGAATGCTTGGGGAGCCGGAACCTCAAGACGATTCGGATGATGGGCTACAACACTATCAAGTTGTAGCTCTTTTTAGGCCGTATTTTACCGTTGGGTATATCTTTCATATTGAAAGTACAACCTTGAGTGGCTGGGTGTTGATTAACAGTGGGACAACTTCTATAACGGATGATTCTGGTACCTCTACGTTAGACGTTGTTGACTATTCTAAATACAAAAAGAAGAATTCAGCTTCGGTCAAAAAAGCTGAGACCAAAGATAAAAAGACCAAAGCGAAGTTGGACGCTGCTAATCGAAAAAAGCTTAAGGAAAAGCAGAAAAAGAGGCGTGCCAAATGACTAAAAGTCGTGACTACATTAATGAATTTTTTGATGTGTTTCGGGACGATGTGATGAGTGATATTCATGGTTCCATTCGCTGCAAAATTGTTAAGGTGAATGCCGATAAAACGTATAATGTTCAGCCGCTGGCTTTGTTTTCGGATGGAGCCAAGCGGCCACAGCTTCTGAGCCTGCAAGCATCATTTATCCCGATTAAGATCAAATACCACGATGACATTGGCGACTCACATAGTTTTGCGCCATTCTATGCAGAAATGACAATCAACTATCAAGTGGGGGATGTTGTGGTGGTTGTGTTTGAAGACCGAGATACCTCAAACGCCAAGGGCGATAGTGTCTACAAGATTGATAGCGAACGGATGCATGACGCTAATGATGGAGTTATCGTCGGCAAGATTGATATGAAGTAGGTGAATTAAATGGCAACGGATGTCTATATAAATGATCAAGGCGATTTTGAGCAAGATGATAAAGGCAGCGTGGCAATGGTTGACGGTCTTGATGAAATCGCACAATCATGTATGATCGCCCTGAATACCCGCAAAGGTGGTTGGGTTCTTGATACCGATGAAGGCCTTGACTGGGGAGCCGTAATTGGAAGCAATGTTCACGATCAGTTTGTGACTGCGGCGATTAGAGAAACGCTTCTTGAAGACCCGCGAATTGATGAGATTCACGATGTAGATTTCGAACGGGAAGCAAGAGTGCTCAAAGTTCACATTACGATTGAAGTTAGAATCAATTGAAGAAGTTGTATGGGAGGCGGGTGTCGTCAATGATTGATGAAAATGGTTATACGCCGCTAAATTATGACGATGCTTTAGATACCGTTCAAGGCTTTATTCGAAGAGAAAACGGAGAAGATACCAATGTATCGCCCAGGTCATTTTGGGGAACGCTCGCCCGAGTTTTGGCCAAAATAGCCGTCAATGTTGATCAAAACGGTGAAAATGTTCATGACTCTGGCTACATTCAGCAATCTACGGGTGTAAACCTTGATCGGGTTGGTGGCAATTACGGGTTAATGCGAAAACAGGCTGAACCGGCTAGTACAACATTATCCTTTACCGGAACTGCTGGCTACGTTATTCCAACCGGCACCGTCTTCATGGATGACCGCGGAAACGAGTTCTACAGTGTGGATGATTGCCAGTTAGATACTAATTGCATTGGTTCGACGACTGTAGTATCAAGTGACCTTGGAGCCCAGTATAACGTTGGTGCTGGAACCATTGTGAACCAACAATCCCCAGTCGAAGAAATTGATAAAGTGACTAATCATGATGCAGCTGAAGGTGGCCAGGATATGGAAACGGATCTTGATTTTAGAACAAGGCTACTTCTAGCATCCAACTCTAATGAGTCTGGTACCATCAACGGGATCTATACGGCATTAATGAACACACAAGGCGTAACGGCCGTTAAAAGTGTCTATAATTCTTCAGCTAGTAAAACCTGATGTGTATGGCAATCCACCTAAGACCGTTCACTATTATGTCCAAGGTGGTGTAGCACAAGATGTGGTGAACACTATCTTCCGAGTTGGCGGCGGTGGCATTGCTCTATATGGATCTAAGAGTGGCACAGCAATCGATGATTCTGGCGAAGCGCACACGATCTACTTCGATCGTCCACAAGAAACACCGATTTTTGCCAAAGTCAGTGTTAAAGTCAATGAAAGCTTTGATAAAAATGAAGGTACCGATGACATTAAGGCTGCTATCGAAGGTTACATTGAAAGCTTGCAAATGGGAGCCAAAGTGGTTACTAATCAGTTCTTCTCCAACATTTATGCGATTGATGGAATCAATTACGCGGATATCGCGATTGGAACCGACAAGAGCAAACTAAGTACTAATAACATCGCACTAACAGCCTTCGAAATTCCAGTTATTACTGATGATAATGTGGAGGTCGACTATGTACCAAACTAAATATAAACGATGTAGTAACCCAGAAATATTCAAAATGTTTGATCGCGGGTTTGCGGTTGGTGCAGGGAGCAACAGTCAACACTTTAATTCGGATACTGACGCGTTTTCAGTTATGGGTCTGGACAACAACTTTTGAAAGTATTCATAGTTCATGGATAATTGATGAAGCTGTCGGCGAACAACTCGACGAAATCGGTGATGATATTCACCAACCAAGATATGGAGCCAATGATGATACTTATCGTTTTATCCTTAAGACAAAAATTCTAGCTGCTCATTCAGGTGGAACAATTAACGATATCATTAATATTGTTTGTAATGCGCTTCAAATTGATCCCAAGAGTTCTGGATTAAAAGCTCACACTGATTATCATTGGGATGGAACTAAAATGGTGGGTAATCCGCAAGTGGTTGATATTGATCAACTACCAACCAGCTTGATCACTTCTAACCAAACATTGCTCGTGCTGATGGACCGACTATCATCGGCTACGCTAAACGGAGTTATGATTAATACAATTGCGTTTATGAACAATTCTAAACTAATTGAATATGTAGGTGTTGGGACTCAGTCCATCATGGTTAAAGAAGTTAATGTAAAAGGAGGCAATTAACATGGCATATGACTTGGCAAAAGTAACTACTAACGGGAACAACCTTATTGCTCAAATATTGGCCAACAAGTCATCACTAAGCATTGATAAGATAGAAATAAGCGATACTCAATTACCATCGACAACGGATATCTCAACGATGACATCTGTTCCCAAGGTAGTGCAAACTGTTAGCGCAAACGGATTTTCTAAAAATAGTAATACTTTGATTGTTTCAACAGTCGTTGATAACTCATCCATAAGAGCTGATTACAAGGCATGGGTATTTGGAATTTGGGGATCTGATTCTCAAAATGGGCAATCACAATTAATTGCAGTTATCACATCAACAAATAGTCCAGATACAATACCAGCTTTTTCTGGTAGGACTCCGGTTTCATACACTTATAAATTCAACATTGGCTTTTCGAATGCAAGTCAAATTAAATTTAATATGATTAATGAATTCGTTTGCTACCAACGATACAGTTTGTTCATACGACTGGTCGATGTAGACGGTTTGATGGTAAAAAAGACCTTTAAAAGTTGAATCCAAGTTGATAAAAACGGCGACGCTTACGGCTTAGCAAAAGATATTGCGACCAAAGTTACTGATAACAAAGATGGAACTGAACAACTTAATGGAGTTCAGGTACAGCCGTTTAATAAGTTAACTGATGTTTGAAGATCATCGAAATTATTTGACGGGTACGCTAATGATTAATAATTTCAGCCAATGTCAGTAATTTTAATTACTACAGGTCTCTTC